TGACGATGTTTGCGTTGTATTGCCAATGTCAGTTCCAAGCAAACAAAGAGAAAACTTGCGTAAAAAATGGCTGAAAGATTTGGAGGAATTCCGGATTAAAAAAAAATAATATTTTTGTTGTTTATTAATTATAAATAACTATCTTTGCTAAACAGTTGGTCAGAGCTGTTAAACCGAAACATAACTATTCCCTCTGACACTACATACTGACCTATGTTTTGAAAGAGGGATTTTTTATTTAAACTATTATGAAAACATTATTTGAAGCTTTAAAAGAAGAACACAAACAGCAGTTGGAAATTATGAAGATTAATTACCCCCACGCTTATGGATCACTTGTAAGAGAATTAGAGAGTAATTATCTTTATTCTTACCTAACCATTTCAAGTGCATTTACTTTGCTAATGCAAACGACAAACAAACCTTTATCATTCACCAATTTAGCCGAACTATTTTATGAGTAATCTACCAAAAATTAATGATATCTACACCGATAAACTTTCTATTCAGAAAGCGGATGTATTTGTAACTTTGATGAATCAGCAGCCTAAACAAGAATGGGTAAAAGACCATCCTTTTATAAGAGGCTATAAATACCTTCCTATTGAAAGGATTGAATATTTATTAAAAACTATATTCAAGTCTTATAAGATTGAAATTACAGGCCAAGGCACATCGTTTAATGGTGTTTGGGTAACTGTTAGAATACATTATTTGCATCCGGTAAGTGGCGAGTGGTTGTTTCACGATGGCATTGGTGCTTCACAGTTACAAACTGCTAAAGGAACATCCCCTGCCGATTTAAATAATATTAATAATGGTGCCTTATCAATGGCCTATCCTGTTGCAAAAACAATAGCCATAAAAGATGCTGCCGATCACTTCGGTAAGTTATTTGGATCTGATTTAAACCGTAAGGATTTAATTAACTACGAATTAGATTTGACATTGATTGAACTAACACCTGAACACCCTAACTGGAATAAGGTAAAAGAAGCTGTAAAAAGCGGCAACTATACGATTGAACAAATACGAACTAAATACAACCTATCAGATGAAAACGCAAAACAACTTATTTAAAGTACGTGCTTCCGCTTCAGGAAAGCTAATGACTGCTCCAAGAGCCAAGAGTGAAACATTATCAGAAACAACAAAATCTTATATTTACGAATGGTTAAAAGAACAAATTTACGGCATACGTAAAAACATCAATAACAAATATTTATCTAAAGGATTATGGCTTGAAGATGAAGCTATCGATAAGACCATTGAATTATTAGATTTGCCTTTTGCTATCAAGAATGAGAAATTTTTTGAAGATGATTACTTTACAGGAACACCGGATTTAATTGTTGATGGTATTGTTTACGATACTAAATGCAGTTGGGATTGTTTTACGTTTCCATTATTTGATAATGATATACCAACTAAAGATTATTACTATCAATTACAGGTTTATATGCACCTTACAGGATGCAAAAAAGCAAGTTTAGTTTATGTACTGTTAAACACTCCAGATGAGTTGACTTATGAGGAAAAGCATAATTACGATAACATGGATGCGAAGTATAGAATTAAGCATTTTGAAATTGAGTATAATGCAGATGTTATTGAGCAGCTACAAAATAAAGTTTTAGAAGTTAGAGAATTTATAAATAACATTAAATATTAGAAATTATGGCGGAAATTCAAGTTACATTAGACGCATCTAAATTGCGTAATTTAGTAAGCAGTAGAGCTTACAAAAACAAAGAAGGGCAGGAAGTGCAGGTCCAGGAAATCAAATTTAAATTAGTTGAGGTTAAAGAGCCGAAAACTATATTTACTTCTGATAAGTACAAAATTAATAAAACGCATTTCGCTTGTGTTATTCAAACAAAGGAGGAACGAGAAGCAAAAGCCGATACTATTTACATTGGCGAAGGATTTACAACGATTTGGAACGCTGATAACGTACAAGTGCATCAAGCAGAGGTTATCAGTCCTAAACCTGTTGTTGAGGATGATTTACCGTTCTGATATTATTAACAACCGCTGCGGTAGTAGATTAATTTTTGCTACCAAAAGCGGTTTAATTTTAACCTTATAAAAACTAATTTATGAATTATATAGATTTTTTAGAAACTAAAAGAAAAAATTTTATTGAAAGTGGATTTGATATCTCTGAAGATAAACTAAATCCATTATTAAAAGACTTTCAAAAGTTTGGAATAAAAACAGCATTATTTAAAGGCAAATTTGCTTTATTTTTTGATTGCGGATTAGGTAAAACATTTTGTCAATTAGAATGGGCAAAACAGGTCTCTATTAAGACAAAAAGAAAAGTTTTAATACTTGCTCCATTAGCAATTATAGAACAAACAAAAAAAGAAGCTAATAAGTTTGGGATTGATAGTAAGCATTTTGATATTACTAATTATGATCAGTTAAAAAATATCGATGTTTCTTTTTATTCTGGAGTTGTACTTGATGAAAGTTCAATTTTAAAAGGCCGTGATGGTAAAACTTCATCTTTAATTTTAGAATTGTTTAAATCAACTCCTTATAAGCTTTGTTGTACTGCTACACCATCACCAAACGATCATATGGAGTTAGGTCAGCATTCTGAATTTTTAGGCGGTATGAGTTATTTAGAAATGTTGGCGATGTTTTTTGTTCATGATGGTGGTGAAACTTCAAAATGGAGATTAAGAAAACACGCTAAAGATAATTTTTGGAAATACGTGTCAAGTTGGAGTATTGCTATTGATAATCCAGTTACTTTAGGATTTAATGGCGATGGTTATACACTTCCTGAAATAGAATATATTGAGCATATTATACCAGTTGAAAATTTAAGCCAAACATTATTTGGAGATGTGGCAGTTTCAGCTACTGAACTACATAAAGATTTGAATAGAAGTTTTGATTTAAGAATTGCTAAAACTTTAGAACTTGTAAATAATATAGAAAATCAATGTATTATTTGGGGATTAAAAAATAGTGAGACTGATACACTTTCAAAGTTATTAGATAATTCTATTAATGTTCAAGGTGCTGATACTCCAGAATACAAAGCTAAATACTTAAATGGTTTTTCTGATAATGAATTTAAAAATTTAATAACTAAAACATCTATTGCATCATTTGGAATGAACTATCAACAATGTAGTGATATGATTTTTATGAGTTATGATTTTAAGTTTGAAGCATTTTATCAAGCTGTTAGACGTTGTTATCGTTTCGGTCAAAAGAAAAAAGTAAAAGTACATATTCTTATTCCTGAAAGTCAAACCAACGTAAGAACAACTATTTTAGATAAAGAAAAACAACATTTTGAACGAATCAGAGAAATGGCATTATATTCAGCCGAAACAAATTATAAAACAGCAAAATCAAAAGTAAAAATTATGAATAAAGAAATTAAAACAGAAAACTACCATTTAATAAATGGAGATTGTGTACAAGAAACAGCAAAGCTACCTGATAACTGCGCTGATGTTATTGTTTTTTCGCCTCCTTTTGCGGAGTTATACGTTTATAGCGATAAAGAAGAGGATATGGGAAATGTAAGCAATTATAATCAGTTTCAAGAACATTTTAAATATTTAATACCGCAATTAAAAAGAGTTTTAAAAAGCGGTCGTATTTGCGCTATTCATTGCATGGATTTACCAATCCAAAAAGGTAAAGAAGGATATATTGGATTGCGTGATTTTAGTGGAATGCTTATTAACTGGTTTCAAGAAGAAGGATTTATTTATCATTCAAAAGTTACTCTTTGGAAGAATCCTGTAACAGAAATGCAAAGAACAAAGGCATTAGGTTTACTTCATAAAACTATTAAAAAAGATAGTGTAATGTCAAGAGTTGGTATTCCTGATTATGTTTTATTTTTTAGAAACGAAGGTGAAAATGAAACTCCGATAACTCATCAAGATAAAGATAGTTCAAAATTAGATTATTTACCAGTTGATTTATGGCAAAAATATGCTTCGCCGGTTTGGTATGATATTGATTATTCACGTACATTACAATATCGGTCAGGTCGTGATGGAAATGATGAAAAACATATATGCCCTTTACAGTTAGATACTATTGAAAGAGTATTACATTTATATTCAAATGAAGGCGAAACAGTTTTTAGCCCTTTTGGCGGAATTGGATCAGAGGGTTGTTGTGCTATTAAAATGAATAGAAAATCAATATCAATAGAATTAAAAGAAAGCTACTTTGCTTTAAATTCTAAAAATCATAAAGACTTTGTAGATGAAAAAAGTGCAACTTTAACTTTATTTTAATGCAAAAAAAGTTATCTAAAATATTTGTTTTAGTGGATTTACTGGTTCAAGAAATAGATGAGCCAGTAATGACACCTACAAAGCAAACTAAAGAAATACAAGATAAGGCAAGAGAATTGCAATATCTTTT